CCTTTCAACAGCAAAAGCATTTTCCACAGGCTACGGACACGCAGTAGATAGAGCTAGTGACTATGCTCTTTATAGCAATTATAAGTTTGATGGAGTAACATCAGCTAACGTATTTGCCAGCGGTTTTGGTCACGCTCAAAGAACTGATGCGCAAGGTGCAGCTGCCTCTTTTGGATTATTCATACCAGACGAGAAGCATGGTGTCCCAAGTGCTATAGTATTTACCAGTGGTTATGGTCAAGCTAACACAACTGGAGACTATGGTCGTGAAAAAATTAACGAATGGGTTGGCGTCCCATCAGCAAAAGCTCTATAAATATTACACTCAACCAATAAAGCTAGAAAAAGACGAAAGAATTTCTGGATCATATGGTTGGTTAGTTTTATTTCTTGGCGTTTTAGCGTATGACACATACGCTATTAAAACTAAAAAAATAGAAACATTAACTAGAGCTTTTTGGAGATCTACTGAAAATCCAGCCAAGAGTATAGTTCCAGTAGGTGTATGGTTACTTTTAACATTTCATCTTCTAGGAGAAAAAAAGTTAAGAAGAAAAATAACGGAGGAAATTTAATGACTAAACTTTATAAAGATGTTTTAGAAAGAGCACTTTGGACAGCGGTTCAAACATTTATAGCAGTTTGGACGGTTGGAGATATGCAGTCTGCAAAAGCTGCAAGTGTTGCTGCTATAGCTGCATCTCTTAGCGTAATAAAAGGCTTCGCTGCAACAAAAGTGGGAGATAAGGACTCAGCTGCTACTCTAAAATAGTTCATTAAGCATCCAGCAAACCGTTGTTTCTGATATAATATCTGAAAGCGGTAAAGATAGATCCCGCCAATTTTGGCGGGATTAGTCTTTTATGGCAAAGTTTTTTATAGGTTTTTCGAAAATTAGATAGGTGAATGTATGTCAGATCTTTTAGATAGAGTAATAAAAGAAAATACTCTACCTCTTGAGTTAGCAGAAGACTACTTAAAAATATATGTCGCAGACATAGAGTGGAAAACCCATATAAATAAGTTATGGAAGAACTTTAGTAATAAAAAAATAAGCGATGAAGAATGTAAGACATTAGTTAAAAAAGCAATAAGCTGTGCCGTTCTTCTTCCAAGTCTAGAAAATACTCAAATACCAGATCCACCTCAGTCTCTATTGTTTTGGTGTACTGCTTGGGCTCAGTTTAATGAAAGAGATTGGTTTGAGCTGTTTAAAGAAACAGTAGAAAAAGATATTTCTATTAAGAATAATAGAAAAAAAATAATAGAAGCTGGAATAATAGATCCAATAGACTACTCACCTTTAACTAGGCAGGCCTATAACTGGCTTTACGATAAAGCCGAATCTAGTGGAGCTATCAATGAGTCTAATAAAGATATTGTTATAAAGAAGCTTAAAAATATTGTTACAATCTATGGTGGAACAGTGATATCTAGCATTTTTGTTAGTCATCCACAAAATATAGAAAAAGTTACAAATTGGAGAAGTGCATACTTCTTTGAGAAAGAAATACACAAAGTATATTCTATGGAAAAAATCCTGAAAATAAAAAACATGGAATTTACAAAAACTAATCCAAACTATATTAAAAAATATAACAAACTAACAAATACAAATAAGTAAAAATAAGGAGAAAATTGTAATGTCAGAAGAAATCGAAAACGGAAATCCAGATCTAGTTCCTATATCAAATAAATCATCAATGTTTATGTTTAGGTTAACAGATGATTTTGTTGATTCATATAGAAGTAAAGTGCCACCATTTGGCTATAGGGACGCTGGAGGAAACTCTGTTGGCGAAATAACATTTCTTCGTACATATTCTCGTCTAAAAGAAGATGGGAAAAAAGAAACATGGGTAGATGTATGTGAGCGTGTAATTAATGGAATGTACTCATTGCAAAAGGAACACTGCAAAAAGAATAGACTTCCATGGAATGACGCAAAGGCCCAAGCTTCGGCTAAGGAAGGATTTGATCGCCTGTTCAACCTAAAATGGACACCACCAGGAAGAGGCTTATGGGCCATGGGTACAAATATAGTTAATATACAAAAAAACTCAGCTGCCCTACAAAACTGTGCATTCGTATCAACATCTGAAATGACAAAGCTGAATCCTTCTAAGCCATTTGCGTTCCTAATGGAAGCATCAATGCTTGGCGTTGGAGTTGGATTTGATGATAAGGGAGCGGATAAAGATTTTAATATCTATGAACCAGTAGGAGAGCCAGTAACTTATGTAATCCCAGACACTAGAGAAGGATGGGTTGAGTCTTTAACTTTGGTTCTTAATTCTTACCTAAAAGAAAATCAACCTAAATACTCTTTTGACTACTCACAAATAAGACCATCTGGAACTCCAATCAAAACATTCGGAGGTGTAGCTGCTGGTCATGAACCACTACTTAAGCTTCATAATCATATTGAAAAGATGTTTTCTGGTAGAGCTGGATCAAAGCTTACAAGAGTTGATATAGCAGACATTGGAAACTTAATTGGAGTTTGTGTTGTTTCTGGAAACGTAAGAAGATCTGCTGAGCTTTTAATAGGTAGATTAAATGATGAAAAGTTCTTAAACTTAAAAAATAAAGATGAATTTCCAGAAAGAAATTCCTATGATCCAAACAATCCAGGATGGGGATGGATGTCAAACAACTCTGTTGAAACAGAAGTTGGTGCTGACTTAACCCCAATAATAGAAGGTATATCTCTTAATGGAGAACCAGGAGTTATTTGGATGGATGTTTCTAGAAAGTATGGAAGACTTATTGATCCTCCAAATAACAAAGACCATAGAGTTGCTGGCTATAACCCATGCGCAGAGCAATCGCTTGAATCATATGAGTGCTGTACACTTGTGGAGACTTATCTTGGCAGACATGAAAACCTAGAAGATTATAAGCGTACCCTTAAGTTTGCTTACCTATATGCAAAAACTGTAACTCTTCTTCCAACACATTGGGAAGAGACAAATGCAATCATGCAACGAAACCGCAGAATTGGAACATCAATGTCTGGTGTTGCAGACTTTGCGGATAGACTTGGTATGCCAGTTCTAAAGGAATGGATGAACCAAGGATACAAAACAATTCAAAGATACGATAACGTATACTCTGAATGGCTTGGTATTCGTGAGTCAATAAAGATGACAACCGTTAAGCCGTCTGGGACAGTTTCTATTTTGGCTGGAGAATCACCAGGAGTTCACTGGACGCCTGGTGGCAAGTTCTTTAATAGAACAATTAGATTCTCTAATGAAGATCCAATGTTACCACTTTTTAGAATGGCAAACTATGTAGTTGAGCCGGCATCTGAGTCGCCAGATACAACTTCTGTGGTTTATTTCCCTATAAAATCTCAAGCAGTTAGGTCAGAAAAGGACGTAACAATTTTTGAGAAAATGGCTTTAGCCACTACTGCACAAAGATACTGGTCGGACAATTCTGTTTCTGTTACCATTTCCTTTAACAAGGAAACAGAAGCCCAACACGTAGGTACCGTACTGCATATGCATGATGGTCAGTTAAAGTCTGTATCTTTCTTGCCAAGTGGAAACGACACCTACCCACAAATGCCATATACGCAGATTACAGAAGAGGAATATACAACAGCTTCAATGTCTTTGTTTCCTATAGATCTTACTGGAGTCTACGCTGGAATGGCAGCAGACGCTATAGGTGAACGCTACTGTACTACAGACTCATGCGAGATTAAATTTATAAAAGAAGTTAATAGTTGATAGAAAATGAGCGATAATAATTTTGAAGATAAGTTTTTTGATATAACAAAAAATGAACATATTGATAATGTAGACGTTATTCTTAATGAAGAAAAAATAAACTATGCAAAAAATTATCTTAATATTATCAACTCATTAAATCAACTTATAGTACATATAAGCGCAATGACAATTGACCTTCTTAATGATCCTACGTTTTCTCTAGATAAAGAAATATGTGATATGATAGATGAAGCATTTGTTATGTCGGAAGATCTAACCGACTTAATAATAAAAAATTATTATTCTATATCAATAGATGATTTTGAAGAAGTTAATGGTTTCATAGAGGACGAGTATGGAGATGATGAAGGAAACGGCAACTACGGAGAGTACTAAAGATTTAATTGAAATTGAATCAAATATAGTTTCTGGCGTTGATGATGAATACAATAGAGTTATACAAGTACTAAATAATGGATATGTAAGATTAGTTGATCATATGGGTTCAGATGTCTCAGTCGCAAATGCGGCTAGGGCCTCCTTTGCTAAGGAGAATCCAACAAAAGATCTAACTACCTCAGATGCTAGATTAATCAAATATCTAGCTAGAGAAAATCATATGTCTCCTTTTAGGCACGCTTTTATAACCCTGGAGTTCAAAGCCCCATTAATGGTTGCACGACAGCATTGGAAATATGTAGTTGGTTCAGATCATACAATGGATTCATGGAATGAGTCTTCAAGAAGATATATAACAATGGATCCAGACTTCTATGTACCAAAACCAGATGAATGGAGATTAGCTCCAGAGGATAAGAAGCAGGGTTCTGCAGGGTTAATGTCACCTTGGGATGGTTCTATATTTACTGAACAGCTAAAAAGACTAATAGAAACAAGCGAAGCTTTGTATAATATGGCATTAAGTAGCAATATAGCTCCAGAGCAAGCAAGACTGTTTCTTCCAGCTTATGCAATGAATGTTGTATATAGGTGGTCTTGCAGCCTACAGTCTGTAGCTTTGTTCTTGTCACAAAGACTAGCAGAAGATGCGCAAAAGGAAATACAACTTTATGCCGATGCGGTGTACAGATTAGTTCAACCTTTGTATCCAGTTTCTATAGCATCTTTAATAGGGGTAGAATAATTGATTTTAAATATACTTAAAATAATATTAATTACATTATTGATGAATTGGTTAATTTCGCTTCATTTTTTCTTGCAGTCAAATATGAATAACAAAAAAATCAAAAATCAATTGATCACAATATGCCTAGCCATAGGGGCTTTGGTGCCGGCAATATTTATATATTTATGAATGTAACAAAAAAAGACAGACAATTTATTGAGCTATGTTCAGCTGCATCTAAAATTTTTTCTACTTGTGCAAAAAAACAATACGCAGCTATTCTAGTTGACAATTTAAATCACATTGTTGGATTTGGATACAATGGTGGGCCATCAAATCACGATCACTGTAATGAAGGTGGCTGTCCAAGATATAATGAAAATAGCGAAAATGGATCGTCTTATGATAACTGTATTGCGATACATGCAGAAGCAAACGCTATAATACATAGCGATTATTCTTCTAATGCAGAAAGATTATATGTAAATGGACCACCATGCTTTTCTTGTGCTAAACTGATTGCAAATAGTAAAATTAAAAAAGTATATTATATTACTGATCCAAATTATACATATATAAATTGGAATCAAATAAAAAGTTTTTTACAAAAATCAAATGTTGAAACGATAGAAGTTTTATGGCAGCATCAAAATTAAATTATATAGTTCTTTACGAAGGAATAAGCCAAGTATATGGATGTTCCTCAAAGAAGATAGCAATAGAAAGCCCTCCTCCAGCTGGAGTTGGACAAGATAAGAAAAAAATATATTTTATAACATTAGAACCAGATACTAACAATTTATGTATACACAGAGTAGAAGAAAATGAGTAAAAAACAAACAGAAAAAAAGAAAGTAATCTTAAAATTAAAAGCTCAAGAATCCTATATTGTAGCTGATTCTGAATTTTTTATTAGAATAGCTGAGTCATTAGAGTTATTGGCTAAATTATCAGAAGATAAAAACCAAAAGACGCAACATACAAACAACGCTAACTTTATAAGAAACAATTCTTATACTAATGTTTTTAATCCTCAAATAAACGATTACGAAGATTGGGATTAGCAAATATGATAGATCTATGTGTGGTAAATCACAACACCCGAAGACTAATGCAACGCTTTTTGGACGAGTTGCATAGTGATTTAGATAGTCCAAATGGCGCGCTCAATAAAAATTGGAACCTACATATTACAGATAATGATTCTACTGATGATTTTGTAGAGTTTATAAGAAATAATGGTCATACTTATCATATAGATAATTTATTCTTAAGAAAGAATATAGGTTATTCAGCAGCGTGTAATTATATGGCTAGTAAGACTAGCGGAGATATAATAGGCCTTTTAAATTCTGACGTTTGGATGACAAGCTCTGATGTACTTAAGATAGAAAAAATATTTAATGATAATCCTGATATCCATATTCTTGGTCCAAAACAAAGAGACGAATACGGAAGAGTAACTCACGCAGGAATTACTGGAACAGGCTCTAAGCCAGTAATGAGAGGGTGGATGGTATCAGACAAAGACGATAGTATGTTTAGAGATAGAATTGATTGCGTATCAGTTTCTGGATCAGCTTACTTTATTAGAAGAGAAGTTTGGAATGCAATGACTAACAATGCAGATTTTAGAAAGCTACATCCGGAAGCTCTTGGGGCGTTCTTGCCTACCCCTCATTATTATGAAGAAACTTGGTGTTCATATTTTGCTAGACACCTAGGATACAATGTTGTTTATGATGGTTCAGTGTCAATAGGTCACAGTTGGCATGCATCATCAGCAAAACCAGGAGAGGGTGTAAGTCATGTCGATCATTACTTTCCAATCTCTAGGGAAATATTCAGAAAAGCATGTGATCATTTTGGAATAGAAAGAGATTAAATATGAGCGATAAATTAAACCCGTGGATATATAACGCAGAAGTAAAAAAAATAGTTGATGGTGATACATTTGATATTGTTATTGACTTAGGATTTGATACTTTACGCAAAGGAAGAGTTAGATTGTATGGGGTTAATACTCCAGAGAGTAGAACTTCTAATTTAGAAGAAAAAAAACAAGGACTTGCGGCAAAAGAATTTACAGAACAATGGCTAGCAAAAGCAGATAATTGGGTTAAGATAGAAACTATTATTGATAAAAACGAAAAATATGGTAGAGTCTTAGCTAAAGTTTGGGATAAAGATGGCAACTGTTTAAATACTGATATAGTTGCATCAGGCCTTGCTAGAGAGTATTATGGTGTTGGAGATAAGACATGGACGGAATTTAAAAAGGACAAGTAGTGCAAACATTTTTGCCATATAATGATTTTCTTCATTCAGTAAAAGTATTAGATTATAAAAGATTAGGAAAACAACGTGTTGAAACATTTCAAGTTCTTAACATTTTACTCGATAGAACGCCTACGAAAGGCTGGAGAAACCATCCAGTTACTCGTATGTGGACTGGTTATGAAGAAGCGCTGAAGTTATATCAAAACTTTACCATAGAAGAATGGATCAAAAGAGGATATAAAAATACTATGCAGCTAGAAAAAATAGACATGCGTAATATTAAACTTCCACCATGGTTTGGTGACGAACAACTACATAGATCTCATAGGTCTAATTTACTTAGAAAAGATTATGAATATTATTCTCAGTATTTTGACGAGCCGTCAGATTTAGAGTATTATTGGCCAGTATGAGTATAACAATTTATCTCGCAGGTGCCATGGACTATGTTGGCGATTATGCAAAAGGGTGGAGACAAGAAGCTACATTCATGTTAAATCAACGTGGCTATAAAGTACTTGACCCAACGTCTATTCCTGAAGAAGATGGTATGAGCGCAGAAGAAATTGCACAAAAAAATCTCTTCATGCAGAAGAATTCAGATATACTTCTGGTAGAATACATGCTAGAAGACAGAGCGTATATAGGAACTGATTTTGAAATGGCTTGGGCAAAGCTTCATGGTCAGCCTTCAATCGTTATGTGTTCTAAGCAGAATAAAGATCGTCCATATATGAAATATATGGCAACAAAACTTGCAGAAGATCTGCAAGATGCTATAGAATATATAGCAGTACATTATCCAATTAACTAAAAAGGAAAAGGTAAATATGTCAGATAATAAGTTCAAGTACTTTACTGTTGAGTCACTTGTTGTAGTTAAGGCTAACAACAAGACAGACGCAGAGAAGCTTGCGATGGGCCGTAAGGGAGTCCAGGGTGAAGTCATCCTTAAGACAACCGATGTCGAGCGCATTTCAGCAGTTGAAGCACGTAAGCAAATCGAAATCTGATTTTAATTAGATATAACCAGTTAAGTGAGGGAGTAAGTTCTTTTACTCCCTCACTTAACTATATTGGAGGCAATTATGATATATGGTTTAATGGTAGGAAGAAACGAAGAGGGTAGATATCTAGAAGAGGTTCTTTCTAGATTATCTAATCAAGTTGATCAGATAATATTTACTGATGACTGTTCAACGGACTCTACTCCAGAGATTGCAAGTAAGTACGCAAAAGTGTATTCTACTTCTGAAAATCTTTTTATAAAACACGAAGGCCAATTAAGATCTGAAGCTTGGGCAAATCTCTCTAAGCATGCAAAACCAGGCGATTGGATTGTTGCAATAGATGCAGATGAAAAGATTTATACATTAGATAATTTTAGTCTTGAAGACGTCCTAAAAAGATCTCCTTATGATGTGGTTAACGTCAAAAGATATGAGATGTGGAATGAAGAGGGATATAGAGTCGATAAGATGTGGGCCCCTCACAATACCATGAGAATATTTAGGTTTAGTGAAGGCGGAGTTTATTTAGATAAAGTATTAGCCTGTGGTTCTGAGCCAACTTATGTTTTTGATTGGGTAAGAAAGAGAAACTTTTGGCTAGACTCTAGTATAATAATGCAGCACCTTGGATACTTAAAAGACGAGGATAAGCAAAGTAAATATAATAGATATACAACAATAGATAATGGGCAATTTCATAATATTAATCATATAAATTCAATAAAAGACGATACAACAGTATTGATACCTTGGGGTATCTTTGGAGATAAAAAGGTAGATTTAAAATGAAAACTTTAGGTGCAAAAGAAACGATCAAACAACTTACATATAGAATGTCTAATAATACTAGATTTGCATATGTAAATTTTTCTAAGTCCGCTCTACTAGCAGCTTCTGGTAAGATTTCACCAGAAAAAAGACCACCAAAAATGTTTACTAAATCAATTATTAATTCTATTCAAAATACAGATAAGAATTTCATGAAGTCTGTTCCGCACTTTATGCTGGAGAATAATGAAGGGTTTGACATTAAGTCAATTCCAGGGATAGATAAATCTATCATTTATGATGGCGGTATGTTTGAATATTACTTCTTAAATAAAAAAGATATCTTTGATTCTTTTACTAATTTTTATATTAAGAATTCTAAAAATTTAGTAATTTCTTTTCATGATAAAAAAGTATCCCAAAAGATAATAGGAACACCAACTCATCATATTCATGTTCCATATAATGATTTTTATGAGAAGTTAGATTCAGTAACTCAGCAGGTTATGGAACTAGAAGGCCAAGTTGATTATTGCATACTTGACTGCCCAGTATTATCTTCTGCCTTAGCAAGTAAGATATGGCAGAACTCTAGTATGTCAATATTAGATTTTGGAAAAGTATTTACAATATCTAACAAATAAACTATAATGGAAAACTCTAAAAAAGTTTCCTTTGACGAAGACGATGTTCAGTATATGACTGATCTTTTGTTGGAAACTTCTATGTCTTTAACCGATATAGCAAAAGAGCTAAATTGTTCTATCAGTTTTTTAAATAAAAAAATAAACCAATATGGTTTAAGCTGGTTAAAAACAAGTCATAAAAAAATGTCAAGAGGCCAGTCGGCTCTTACATTAATAATGCAAAAGCTTCTTCCAAATGAGGAAATAGTAAATGAATATCATTTAGGAGATAGGCTTAAGCTTGATGTTTATTGTCCTAAATATAAAATAGGTGCAGAGTATCATGGTCGTCAGCATTTTTATTTTACTGGCAGATTCTTTTCTTCAAAAGAAGAATTTGAAGAGTCAATAAAAAGAGACGAGAAAAAGATAGAAAGATGTAAAGAGTTAGGTATAGCTTTAATTGTATTTAGGTATAATGACAAGCTAACAGAAGATTCAGTTTACGATAGAATAATACAAGCCATAAGAGAAAGCCCTGTAGACACCACAACCAAAATTAAAAAACCAAGTATTTCTCAGTATAACTATTATCAAGAAAGAAAAAAGAGATATAATGATAGTAAGAAAAAAAGATACAAAGAGTTAAAGAAGAAAAATGACCGCCGAAGAAAAAACAAATAGTTATCCAATTGAGTATCAAATATTTGCCCTATGCTTGAGAAAAGATGGGGCAATTAATTTTTTTAGTGAAAATTTAAATCCAAGTATAGTTGGAATTAATCACGGAGAAAATGGAATATATGAGTTCTACAATGCCTTAATTGCTTATCATAAAGCGACAAAGTTAAATATAGTAGATCCAATTGCATTTAAATCTTGGCTTCAAACAGAAACAGAGATATATGAAGCTCTTGGTGGTGAACCAGGAACTGATGCAATGTTTTCTATTTTAATGAAAATGGATCTTTCAAGCTCTGAATCTATAT